ATTGCAGATCTAGGTTCGACCACAATGAGCTTATGGTACTTGTGGCCCAACAACTGGGACACATGCTTTATAAAAGCAGTGCTTTTACCAGATCCTGTGGGGGCAGATATAGTCAATATCTTGCTACCATCTATCTCTCTCAGATGCTTGTTTGTGTCAGAGTAATTAGGAGGTAATGTCGACCAAAATGTGGCCTGTGCTACATACAACATTTGCTCAAGCAGCTTATTGAAATCTGGAAGCTTCACTAATGACACCCAACCGAGCACATCTGGAACATGAATAATGCCTAGAAGAGCGATTAGTGCAAGTTCCAGAATTTGCAATGAGAATCGCTTAGTTTCATATTGCATTAGACCATTGATAGAAAATTGCACTTGGGCAACTTTCCTCGAAAATGAGGTCAATGGCAACTCTGTCGCCCTCCACTGGACCATACTTTTCAAAGAAAGGAAGATCCAATGGCGTGCCAACAAAGTAGTGTAATTCACAGATGAATCCACATGTGCACAAATAGAGGGGTCAAGGAATTCATAAACAGTCTTTCGCAACAAGTAACCAACTTCAGCTGTTGAGCTTGTGCCGTTGGCCAACGCAAGAAATTGGACAGGCCATGAAACCAAGGTATGAAGTTTACTTTGCACAGTGGCCATGTAACCGAAGTTGAAAATAGAAGGATTGACGAAGTCCGGCACCAGAGCCATAGCCCCGAGGAAAGAGTCTAAAGGGGTTATGGCGCCATAAGCCATTATCGACCCATTGGCTCCATATGTTTCTTCGACTTCATCTATCATATTTTCAGGAAAAGTGGCGTCAGGTTTATACCAATCCTTAACTACTTTATTATAGCTGGGTACTGACACCCCACGAGGATTAGCATCACTCTTCAGGAATGGCCTGAATGTTGCTGTACGCATGACCAGATTATGTAAAGTATGGTACACGTCTGGATGGTGAGGTGTCAAGGACATGTATGACACCAACCTTTTCAGTCTGTAAAGAGGGTCCATACTCTTGACTTTAGAGACCATTTTACCTATAAGCCTATCTCGATCGTGCACGATGGCATACCTGGGAGCTTTCACCCCGGCTTCTTTACAATCTAACAGGTCAGCAGTAGTGGGGAGCCTGGCCCACTTAGACAAGAATGACAATTTCGTCAGGGGCCCGGAGGCTTCCAAATTATTTGTGACTCCCCAGTGCCTCATCACTGATTGTATAGACCTAAAATTCCAGGATGCTGGTTTGTTGCCAGCCATACTAAGCAGATGGTCATCGCCGAAACAAGAGATCTCATTATAAAACTTGAACTCTTTGGCTGATAGCCCAGTCAATTGTTTCCAGGCCAAGAGGTAAAGAACCACTAAGCCCACAGAATTGTCCATACTTGTGGAAGAATGGCCGGTGGTGAGGCCAGTGCCTTTTGCATAGATGTCACCTGTACTGGTGGTATTTAAGAGCTGCCTACTCACCTGATCATAGTTTATGTCAATTAAGGTGGCAATGCGTTCTCTGTCTTTGTGCTGCTCAAAACCCTTCTTCCTGACGGCGGCTATCAGCTTAAGCACATTGCCACTTAGTGTGGAATCAAACTCAGACATATCACCAGCGAAATGCAACTGGCATCGAGCATGCGAAGAATAAACTTCATTCATCCAATAACCATTAAGTGGCATGCCTACTTTAATTGGTGTCGTGACCCATCTGAAATTATGATTAGGCGAATAATTCCACACAGTAGACATGATGTACTGACCTATGGGAGACCCTACAACAGTCCTAACCTTGTCCGCTAAGAATTTCTTGGCCGGCAAAGCCTCATCCTTGACGGACACATGAGACACAGGTGCGAGCAGTGGAGCGAATTCGAAAGTTTTTCTCCAAAGGCTCTTAAAGTTTTTGTATCCGATAGTAGAGATAAACTTCCAACGAGAATACTTCTTCTTGGGGTTTCGC